ATCCACCACTCGCTTGAGATGCACTCCGCCCATATTTTTTGAAAATATGTAGTTTGGTGAGTGTCGCGACGACCCCGTTGGGCGGCTCGAAGATATTCGATTCTAATATTCAATAATTCAACAGCCATGAAATCCCCTACGAAAAAATCTGAACTGCACCCGTTGGCCCTAGTATATCATAATTACTAAAACAAACCCGATTTAGCAATTATTACTACTACTACTACTACTACACCAGGTAAACCTACTACTACTACTACTACTACTCGAAAAAAACAATGTTTTAGGACCGGGATGAGCCGAGGATAGGCATGGAGTATTCACAAGCTGCCCTAATAATCATAATTGCCCTTCTTGTGATCGTAATCAAGCTTCAATTTGAATTAGGTCAAAGAGTCGCGTTTTTATTCACTCGAATTGAGCCTTTGGTGCAAAAAATCGAGCAATTCACCCCAGGCGGAGCTGGGGATGCGGAGCCACCGACCTATATTCAACAAGTCCTCGGTAATTTTCTCATGAATAAAATGCAGCAAGAAAACGATCAGGCCCAGGTATTAACTCGAGCTGTTGACGGTTCTTTTTCGAAAGAATGATTATTACCGAGTTTCTGCCCGTCCTATAATCCGACATGGCCCGAAAGAAGAAGTCAACCCGGAGAAGGCGTAAAACTTTCTCGATCCTAAACTCTCTCGAAGCGCTCGCCTACGGGCAGATTTTATCTGTTGGAATTACGGGAGGGGGCTTGTGGGAATTCGCAACCGGGGAAACCAATTTAGGAATGACCAGCGTTTATGATACCGGCCTGGGTGTTTCCTCAATGGTCCTTCAAGGTCAAGGGCAAATCTCGGTAGGGGATTTCGTGACCCAACCAACCCTAGCTATTGAGACTATGACTAGCAACTTTACCTCAAATATAATTCCAATGGCGATTGCCGGATTTAGCACCTCGGTTGCATTTCGCATCGGTCGAAGATTGCTTCGAAAACCAATCTCGACGATCTCACGTGACCTAATCAAGCCTGTCTTCGGGGCCGGAGTGAGGCTTTAGAATGGCTGATGTTGATGCCTTCGGGCAGCTAGTGATGAAGGGCGGTGCAATCTGCCCCCTGGCTCGAACAGACATTTTAGAAGATACCGAGGAGGAAATTCAAACCGATGCGAATTACGTCGGTTCAGCTCAAACCGCCGGAACTTTTGTGACTCAAACCCTTCAATCTCATACTGTTATGGCTGCCGGTGTTTCAGCAGAAAACGACATGAATTACTGCGTGGTGAAGTCGGCGGGAAAAATAAAACTCGCCCTCCCCGTTTCAGGCTTGAACGGCGGTGCGGGTCTTCCGGCTGCCGTCCCTTATCCGAAGCAGCTCGTTAGCGGCGACCAGGTGATGGCTATGGCCACGGCTGCGGCTTCGAGGGATATTTCCTTGAGCGTTGCATGCTCGAACGGAGAATACCATGTATTTACCGTCACGCCAAGTGGCGCTGCCGTCGGCGGACATGAGCTAGTTTCGATTTTAACGGGCCTGGGTATCGGGGCCACGTTGCAAAACCGGATCGTGACTCACGCCTTCTGCATGGGAGGCAATAACGCCGCGAATTTCTCAAGCCCGGTCTATTTCGTCAACGGTTCGGGAACTCCAATAGCGAGCGTCACTCCAAATGACCCGGCGGTTGATACCGGCAAATACGAACCTTGTTTCGCGCCCATCGCTCTCAACACCCGCGCTTTGGTATCGACCGACGCTTAGGTGATTGCATGGCTGTATCAAAGAGAGCGAGAGCGCGATTCAAAATCATGTCTGCCTCTGAAAAGGCAGCCGTCCGAAAGGCGGTTAAACTCCTATATGATACCGAGCTAGTCGGTATCAAGCGCATGCGTGAGATAACGAGGCTCTCCGAAAAAAGGTGAGCTGAATGAATTACACATACGGAGAAGTGCGCTTAAGCAAGGGGGGGGTTCCTGCCGGCGGGAGCGATAGCGATAAGGCATGGCCGGTTTTTCAAGCCGGAGAGAACCCCGTTGAGATTATTTCCGGGCAATATCGCGGCGGTGACGCTAGCGAGTATTACGCATTGGCTATCGTCCCGCCGGATTTCGTCGCTAACGGCACGACAACTATTGCCGGAGACGGTCAAGGAGTCCAATTGTTGACGGGCACTCTCGCGGGCGGCGCTCACTCTCCTGAAGCCCCCGGAAATGTCTATCACAATGAAGCGGCGAAAGCCTATCAAGGGGTTCATTGGATTATCCCCCCCTATCATCAAGTGATATGTTGGCCCTATCTCGCCTCTGCTAACTTTTTCACCGTCGTATTACTAGGAATGGACCTGGTGAGCCCACGATCTAGGTGAGCCCATGCCTAAAGCGCCTAGTACCCAGGTAATTATTCATCGAATTGAATTTCAAGAATCCGAACGAGAAATCCTTCGAGATGTAGCTCTTTCATACAACTTCAACAAAGTCTCTCAGCCGATCGTAGCTCTCATTAATGACAATACCACCATACTACTCATTCTCTCGGCCATAGCTGCCTGGTTGGGCTTGAATTACATCCCGCCGCTAGCTGGTAATGCCTATCAGCAACTGTTAGACTTTCAAGAGCAGCTTAGACACGCTCTCGATCAGGGAACTATCATTCGAGAGCGTGTCGATATTGTCGGCGGTGCAATCAGAAAAGGGCCACTCTGGGGAACGATCGATTTAGCCGAGGCTTTCTTTGGAATAAACCTCCCCGACTTTGGGATGGGCTACGAAAACGTAACTAACTCGCCTGGTCCTAGCTTCGGCGGAGCTACGGCAGCCGAAAGAGCTGCGGCGGGTTATTGACTGTCTCTAGGCCCACACTTAGGGGTCATTTCTCAGTTTCTTGAGCATTTTGCCTATAAAAGAATCCGGTTTTTCAACGAAGCTCGGTTTGGCGTTGCCCTGGGCGTCAATGCCTTCAATGGGAAAAGCGGCGTCAATTGTGGATCGTAGCCAATCTCGATTCCCAACTTCCGGGCCCTCATAAATCCCATTCTGCTCTTTGCCTAGAAACAGCTCCCAATCATGAGAAGAAGGCGACCCTTCAGGCCAGCATACAGGGCACGCCGTCCGTGGAAGACAAAAACCCGTTCTAGCTTGAACCCCTGGTTGTCTGTGAAGCATTGAAAATGACTCCTGGTGGCTTTGGTGTCGTCTTAGGCATTCTCGAACAAACCGAGAGAGATTGAAACCTTCACCCTGGGCCCGTATTATTTTGGCGTCCGATGCTTCAATACTAATACTCTTAATTATCCAATCCTTTCGAGTCAATTCCAATCCCCTCGCTTCACGACGTCAATCCATTTCCTACACAACACACAGCGACGCGTGGCGTAATTGAAAGTCTGCTTACAACCACATTCGCATATTACAACGGTCAAATAAAATCCCCCAGAGGAATATGAGAATTGACGGCGTTCAAGAGAGCTTCAGAAATCACATAGGGAATTTTAGCGTTGTTTTCCTCGCCCCATTTATGCCAGGGTTCCCCGTTGAATATCCACCGACCGCCTCGGCGCTCGTCGTTGTCGGCTAATCCGCTTGAGCCGTCGGTTTTGTCGGTATGTCTTCGAACGTGAATATCTAACCAGGGAAACCGGCCATAGAAATAAAGCGGTCCGAGGTGCTGAACGGGACGGCCCAGGAACGGCTTGAAGTGACGCATTGACCCGCTTACATTCTCGACCAAATAGTGCCGTGGCCCAATGTGCTTGATTAGGTCAAGCCCCGCTAGTAATAGCTCTAAGCTCGGTTCAAACCCAGGGGGCCGCCTTTGTCCGGCGGTTGAAAACTCGGTGCAATCCGGGCAGAAAACTACAAGGTCAAAATCTGTGCCTATTTCATGAATCCAATCAACCCATTTTTTCACATCTCGAATAATTGTATGCGGCACTTCGGCGTATTTTGGATCGTAATCCACTCTCACGATCTCCCATCCCTCATCATCTTCGAAGGCTTGAAGAAATCCTCCTTCACCTGAACACAGACAAAGAGCTTTCATTTTGGTACCTCGCTCAATTTGTGGGTGACGCCCTGGCGCGTAATGTAGCATTGTTGATTTTGTATAGCTGCGACCGCTTCGAAGTCTGGGCAATCAAAGATAATTTTACAGAAAGAGCAACGGAGCCTCATTCGGTCCACTCCCTAAGCGAATGTGAATCGTTACGAAATAGCGACACCAGCACATCATTCCGAGGAGAGCTAAAATTGACCACATACAGCCGTTCGAGTACCAAAGTGCGGTTTAGGGTGCTAGTAGTATATCCGAAGCGGAGAATACGTCCCCCAGGCTTCACAATTCGCCCTAGCTCCATCATGACCCCCTTGAAATATTGGGGGTCGGTGTAAAGATTGGTTTTGTAGCCGTAAATCCTTTCATTGGCGACATCCGAAAACGGTGGATCGAGAATAGCGAAGTCGGCAATATCGGATTCAAGACCTTTCAGCCATTCAAGAGCGTCCTGGTGACTGTGTGCGAGTGTTTCAGGATTCAAGTCATTGGTTAGAGTACCGAGGGGGCAATTTCGAGCGAACGGGTCAATCACCACCGAAGGTTGAATCCACCACTCGCTTGAGATGCACTCCGCCCATATTTTTTGAAAATATGTAGTTTGGTGAGTGTCGCGACGACCCCGTTGGGCGGCTCGAAGATATTCGATTCTAATATTCAATAATTCAACAGCCATGAAATCCCCTACGAAA